GTTGACAGCTCGCCGACGCACGCCGCGATCGCGTCGAGCCCAAAGGGGTTGCCGCCGTCGTCCGAAGGCTCGGCGAGATAGAGCTCCCGAAAGACGTGGTCCGGTAGCACTCGCCGCGCGTCCTCGATCTCGTCGCGGTCGACGACGCCGCCCTCGACTGCATCCCATGCCGTGAGCCGGGCGAAGTGGTGGTCGGGCTCACCGGCCTCGGCCGCGCGCGCTAGCCGATAGTGCCAGTTCGACCGGCCGCGCACGTTGCCGATCGCGCGGATCGGGCCCTTCGTCGCCGTCAGCGTCGAGCGCACGGCGTGCCATGCTTCGTCACGACACCGGCTCGCCTCGTCAATGACCGCCGATCGGACGTCCTCGCCGTAGAGGTTGTCGGGTTGCTCGCCCGACCGGAACGCCCACCGGGCCCCGTTCACGAGCCCGATCTCGAGCGTGGTCCGCGACTTCGACGCGACGATCGGCCGCGGCAGCATCCCGAGGGCCCGCTCGTACGCCATCCGCGCTTGCGCATAGACCGGCGCAACCCACCAGTGGACGCCGCCGTCCTCGATGACGCGGCCCATCTGCCACACGAGGCACCCGAGGGTCTTCCCTGCCTTCGTCGACGCCTCGATCACGACGTACCGCGCCGGATGGTAGATCGCCGCATGTTGCGCCGGGTAGAGCGCCGGGAGTCTAATCCGCACCGGGTTTCGCCGGGCTCGGGACTTCGACGGTCAGTGTCACCGATCCAGCGACCTGCTCGACTTGCGCGTCGAGACCGAGCAGACGGGCCCGCCGCTCCATGATGCGCAAGATCCGATCGATTGACTTCGGATCGCCTTTCATTGCAGACGACCACAAAGCCACCTGCATGTGATCAAGCCTTTGCGATTCGATCGCGATCAAGTCAGATGCTGACTCAGCACTGTCAGCCTTGACAGCGTCGACAGCAGCTTTGACCAGCTTGTGCGCAGCTTGTCGACTGATGCCGAGACGGTCGCCTATCGCTTGATAGGTGAGCCCGGCTTTACGCAGATCAAGGGCTTTCAGTTGCCTGACTGCTGCCTGCTCTTTTGCAGCGCGCTTCATGCTAGAGCCCCGAGGTCGGCGTTGCACCGCCGCTGTCCGGCTGGTCACCGGTCAAGCCTGCTTTCGGGGCAGGTTGCTTCATGCGGGATAGTACATCCCGCGCACCATCGTCAAGGGGCAGGCAGTAACGGTGTTTCGGCACCCCTTTCTCAATCTCAATCCCGTCAGGGATCGGGGTTCTAGCACCGCCAAAGACCTTGCCTGTATATCCTCGCCTGTGGATTTTCTTGCCGTTCAGTCTCCACACCTCTGTCAAAGAGGCGCCAGTGTACGTCCATCCCATCGCCTTGTAGATGCCACCGTGATGGCCTTCTGACGAGTCAGCGTAGGAGACAAGCATCCTGACTGATGGGTTGCACTTGATGAACTCTCGACAGGCGAACGTCACGATCTTGCTCGTCTCCCACACCTGATGGCCCGACAGCGCAACGCGTGCCAGTTCTGCAACGTCGCCGAGGCTCATTCCATAGGGCTTTGCCATATTCATGTTGGCGCCCCATGAGACAATAACAACGCCAACATAGGTATCGCCCTCCCAGCAACCGATAAACGCTGATTTGCTGGCAGGAAGCGTGCCCGAGTAGTGCCACCGCTTGCACGTTTTGAGCGCAGTCGCCCTCGTTACAGGCCTGACATAGATTCTCGGGCGGTTACCACTCATGGCCGCACGCTGGACAGCAGTTAGTCGAGATCGTCATGCCCTGATCTGACTCATCGAGTACCGGGTCGATATCCATGTCGAGCAAGTGCTCGAGCTCGCCAGGTGAAAATCCGAGAAGCGAAAGATCGAAATGATCATTCAGCCTGCTGATCTCTGATGAAAGGATCTCATCATCCCAGCCGGAGTTGAGCGCGATCCGGTTGTCGGCGATGACATAGGCCCGAACCTGATGATCATCCAGGTGATCAAGTTCGATGCATGGCACTTGATCGATGCCAAGGGCCTTCGCAGCGAGCACGCGACCATGACCTGCAATGATCGTCTGATCTGACTTGATCAGAACTGGATTCGTGAACCCGAACTCCCGGATGCTGGCTGCAATCTGCGACACCTGCGCATCCGAATGGGTGCGACTGTTCATCGCATAGGGAACAAGATCAGAAGCGTGAACCATCTTGATCTGTCTGCTGTCAACCTTCATGCGTCAACCTCCGTTCACCCTCCATCCGTACCAGGCGAGCAGCACCGCGTCGGCCTCGCCCTCGGCAAGCTCGACCCCGGCGACCTTTGCCGCGGCCCGCTCGAGACGCCGCTTGTGCAGCTTGCGACCCGTGCCGCGCGACGAGAGCCCGAGGGCCGATTGCCAGCGCACCGGGTGCACATCGTACCGCGTCACGCCGTCGAGCGCCACGTCGAGCCGCCCGAGCTCGACGCCGATCGCGTGCGACGACGCGCGCCCGTGCGACTGCAGCAAGAGCGGCCTCTCGACGTACCACACCGCGTCCGGTGCCGCTTGGCGGGCTTCCATAGCGCAGCGCCACAGCGGCGCCCGCTTCGGCGACGCCTGCCACGTGCGCCACGTCTCGCCGTCGTAGAGGGCCACGCCGCCCTTCTTACCTATGTCGACGCCTGCGATCACCATGCCGGGACTATACTCCGGGCCGATTCGGCACGCAATGCACGAAAACCGCGCCGAAAGGTGGTCAAGTGGGGCCGTGGTGGGGCCAGCGCGGGGCCAGGCTAACTCCGCAAGATCATGCGCGAAACCGCCCGTGAAACAATATCCTGGCCCCGCAGGGTGGGGCCGCCCTAACCCCGCGAGAACACGCGCGAAACCGCCCGTGAAACACCAAAAGGCCCCGCGAGCGCGAAGGGGACGCACGTTCTCTGTGCGTGCGCGTCCGTGCGCGGACACCCGCGCGCATAAGGGGTCTTCTTCGCAGCCGCGGGGCCTTTTGACTATATTTTGAATAAAAGAGTAAATAATACAAGTAGTTATCCCGGCCCCACCCCGCGGGGCCACCCCTTCGCCGGATTCGGTGGTTTCGCCTTTGATTTCGCGTGTTTATCCCGGCCCCGCGGTGGCCCCACAGCGGCCCCGCGAGACAACCTTTCGACACGCAAAGCAGGTAAAACGTGTTGATTTGCTCCGCTAAACGTGCAAGGGTGTTCGGCGACACCCGCAGCAAAGGAGGTCCAGGGTGGTACACGTATACGAGAGACGCGCGGGCGACGTTGCGATCGTCGAGCTCGAGCACGACAGCGACGCACGATTCGCCGTGGTTCGCCTACATGACGACGGGACGGTATCGGCCGCGGCACGCTGGGACGTCTCACGCCACGGCCTGCGCCGGGCGCCGATGACCGAGTCGGGCGTCGAGTCGGTCGCGACGTTGCGCAGCAAGCGATCCGCCCGGGTCGCCGCGAAGAGGATCGAGGGATGACCGATCAGGAATGGATCGAGCTCGGGCAGCGCGCGGTCGCGTGCCGAGCATGGCGATGGCTGCCGGGGATGCTGGCATACAGACCGGGCGGAATATGGGAATGGCGCCGACACTCTGTTGCAAAATGGTGCGATTCGCTTGGCGTCCGTAGATCCATCCCGGATGTTGCCGTGCCCGACCTCGGCGATCCCGCAACGGTCGGTTGCCTGCTCGCGCTCGTGCGGGAGGCGTGGGGCGCGCCGCACAAATCCGTGCGACACGATGACGATCACGCCGTATCCGGTCGGCCGTGGGTGGTTTGGTGCCCTCCGCGATGGGTTCGCGCCGACACCGAAGCCGCCGCCCTCGTCGCCGCGTTGGAGTCCGCGCCATGACTGACACACCATACATCGACTGGCTGGAACTCGGCCGCCGTGCGGTTGCGTGTCGTGGCTGGCGGTGGATGCCGGGGATGAGGCAGGTGCGCCCGTGCTGCGACGAGGCGTTTCGAGTTTGCGACGAGCCAGCGAGCGTTGACGGCCATGTTCATGTCGGCGGATCGCCGTATGACTGGACACTGCTGCCTTCCGACGTTGTTCCCGACTTCCGCGACCCCGCAACGCTCGGCTGTCTGCTGGCGCTGGTACGGGAGGCGTGGGACATGCCGCGCATCGGCCCATTCTTTTCCGATGGGCGGTGGCGTGTGCATAGCCCGATACTGAACATCGGGTTTCCGATCCGCGACAGGAAGAACAACACCGAAGCCGCCGCCCTCGTCGCCGCGTTGGAGGCCGCACCGTGAACTGTGCGACGTGCCGACACTACCGGCCGCGCCGGATGGGCTCGCGCTGTCACCTGACCGGCGAACGGGCGAAGCCTCACGAGCAGTGCAGCTCGCACGAGCTCGCGCCACGCGAGACGGTCGACGAATGGATCGCCGCGCATGGTGAGCCCGAGCGAGCCCCGGTTCAACCGGACTATTCGCGATGCAAGCCGGGCGCGTCGAGCCTGTCACGTAACCAGCGCCGCGAGCGCGCCGACCTTGGATTGACTTGGTTGGAACCGAAGGAGGATCAGCAGTGACGAACTGGATCGAAGAGGGCCGCGACGTGATGCGCGCGCCGCACTGGCGATGGGTGCCCGGGATGCTGACGTGCGGCGGGCTGCGCGTCGTGTCGATTCACGGCGATCAATGGTTCGTGACGGACGACGACGAGACCGACCCCGGACGGTGGCAGGACGTCGACCCGGACGCGGTCCCCGACCTCGAAGACGCGGCGACCGTGGGCGCGGTCCTGACGCTCGTGTGGGATGCGCTGCCGTACGGCTCGACGTTCTCGCTGGACCGGACGCCCGGCTCGCTGCCGTTGTGGCGTGCGGCCTCGTGGATGCTCGAGCAGGTCGGGCGGTCGTCATGTACGTAACGACCCCCGACGGCACCGTATGGTGGCGCGTCAAGCTCGGCGGCTCGGCGGCGTACATTGTCCCGGCCGAATCGCGCCGAGACGGCGCCGTACGGTTGCGTATTGTGCCGCGCTCGCACGTGCGCCGCGTGACCTGCTCGGGTTGTGAATACTGGACCGGCCGCGACGAGACGTGGCGATCGTGTCTCGTCGAGGGATTCAAGACCCGGCACGATGACGCGTGCGAAGCATGGGAGGGGAGGGAATGAGACTCACACTTGACGATCTGCGCACGCTCGACGCGTGCCTCGAGGGCCTCGAGGTGTTCAAGTCAATATGCGGCGACGCTATCGAAGGCGAATGGACAGCGGCCGCGCAAGCGTATGCGCTCGGCACGCCGCTTGCGCGCTATCTAGGATGGGGTTGGTACTATGGATTGATCCCGGCCTGGACGATGCGCGGATGGAACATGTACCGCGCCGACCTGCGCAGCGCCGACCTGCGCAGCGCCGACCTGACCGACGCCAACCTGTACCGCGCCAACCTGACCGACGCCAACCTGTACCGCGCCAACCTGTACCGCGCCAACCTGACCGACGCCAACCTGTACCGCGCCAACCTGTACCGCGCCAACCTGACCGGCGCCGACCTGCGCGGCGCCTACCTGTGCGACGCCAACCTGACCGGCGCCAACCTGTACCGCGCCTACCTGCGCGACGCCAACCTGTACCGCGCCGACCTGCGCGGCGCCTACCTGTACCGCGCCGACCTGCGCAGCGCCGACCTGTACCGCGCCGACCTGCGCAGCGCCGACCTGTGCGGCGTCGAACTGTGCGGCGCCGAACTGTGCGACGCCAACCTGACCGGCGCCAACCTGACCGGCGCCGACCTGCGCAGCGCCAACCTGACCGGCGCCGACCTGACCGGCGCCGACCTGCGCGGGCACAGCGCAGACGACCTGCGCAGCCGAGGAGCGATCGCATGACCTGGACAAAGCAACGAATCAAGATCAACCAGCGACATCGGGCGCCGATCGAGGTCGACGGCGTCGGCTCGAGCTCGGGACGCTGGCACGTACGCAAAGCGCACCCGGCCTCATGGGCGGTTACGCACGTCCCGACCGGCCTGCTCGCGTTCACGCGCGACGGGACGCGCCGCGACACGCTCGCCTGGCTCGACGAGCTCGACGAGCGACTCGGGGCCGTGACCGACGCCGAAGACGACGGGGCGACCGCGCACCGCATGATCGGGAGGGTTCTGCGATGACACGACGAGAAGCACTCGATTATGCCGCCCGGTGCCTGGTAGAGGGGATCGCGCTAGCAGAGACGGCAGACGAGCTCGCCGCACTTGCACAGCAGTTCAGACTGCTATCGGCTGCGCTGGACGATCCGAAGCCGAAGAA